CGATCTCCAACAAGGCGCCCGAGTCGCACTCTCAACAGGCAAAGCGGAACACGCTGATCGCCTCACCATCCTCGTCAACGGGCAGCAATGCTGGCCGCACGCATCGCGCATAGGTCGTAGCCGGTGGCGAAGCGTCCTACGTCGCTCAGCGTGACGATTCACGTCGCCGGCGGCGGACGCATGCCGGCGATCATCCTGATACCCGGGGATCACCTAACGATCGGCTGGAAGAACTCAGCTGCCAGCATCTCGATCGGCGACCGCATCCACGCGGCAGGCATCGGCAACAACATCAACATCGAGATCTCTGGCGGCTGAGACCACGGCCGCCTAGACTTCGATTCGGAAACGCAGCTCCTCCCGGGTCACACCGGGCCGAGCGTCACAGCACGTCGAGCAGCGCCCTTCGACCTGATGACGCCATGGAGCAGCTCACGATCGACGCCGACGAGGCCGCCATCCGAGGGTGGGAGATCCTCGACCACCTTGGCCGCTCAGGCTGGCACGTCACTCTCGTCCCGCTCCCCGCATTCGCCGGCGGGGTGATGGTCGAGGTCAACGGCGGCATGGGGCGGGTCGTGCGGATGCGGGGCGAGTCCGTCGCCGAGATTGCGCCGCTGATCCTCGACGAGCTCCGCGCCGTCTACGGGTTCGCCCGCTGATGCCACGAGTGACGCGCGACCTCCTCGCGAATTACCACTTCGGCGTCGGCACGCACCAGGTCCCCGACATCGACCCAGTCGACGGCCAGGTGCGGCACGACAGCAACGGCGATGTGAAGACGCGCGAGGAGACGCTGCTGGTCTTCACCGACCCGACCACAGGCCATGAGGTTCACGTCCCGCTAGGCGATGACGCTCGACGCGAGCTCGCCCGCCAGCTCACCGGGGGGATCGTCGTGGCCGCCGCCGGTCAGATCTAACGAGAGGAGCACCGTGAGCGGACGAAGAGCACGGCGAAACCGCCTATGGCGGCACGAGCTCGAGACGCGCGCGCGCGCCGCCGACAAGCACCAGGCGCAATACCGCGAGGCCGACGACAAGCTGCGGAACGAGCGAGACGCGGCACTCGGGAAGATCGCCCGCGACTACACGAAGAAGCTCGCCGATCTCAACGCTGACCTCGCGAAGCAACGCCGCGAAGTCTGGCGTCGCTACGACGAGGAACGGGCAGCGCTCCGATCCGCACGTGCTGAGCAGCTGCGCCAGCGCGCGCAAGCCGCATCGTGACCGTTGCGCTCGTGGCCACTCGAGGATCCGCGCGGCGGGCCACCGCTGCTCGACGATGCCGTCGCGTTCTGCTCGAGCTACATCCACCGCTCAGTGAAGCGCGATCTCTCCGAGGCCGATCGTGAAGACCTCCTCCAGGAGCTCCTGCTCGCCTGCTGGCGCGCAGCCAGCACATTCGACCCAGCTCGAGCACGGTTCACGAGCTACGCCACCGGCGTCCTCAGCCACACCGCCGTCACATGGGAGCGCCGCACCTACAAGCGCACGCGATGGGTCTTCAAGACCCACGTCTACGAGCGCGAGCTTCCAACGTTCGTCGAGCTCGGCGAGCAGCACGGAGCTGTCGCCGCGCCAGGAATGGATCCGGCGGAACGTCGCGATCCCACTGACGAACGGATGGTCCCTGGAGGAGATATCCCGGACGCTGCTTATCACCCGCCAGGAAGCACGCGCGCTCGTCGACGAGTACGTCGGCCACCTGCTAGCCCGCCCACGCGTGACGATCGCGAGGCAAGCCAGTGAGTGAACCCGATCGGCGGCGCGCCACGGCACTCGGCCCGCACGACATCTTCCTGCTCGACTCCTGGGGGAACCAACTGCTCGATGCCTTCGACGAGATGCCGTACCTCGTGGGCTCCGTCGCTCGAGCTGACGAGCACTGGCGTGACGTCGACCTTCGGATGCTCGACGCGCTAGGTCTAGACGATCGCCCACTCGCACGACGCACGCTGAACGTCGCACTCACTCTGTGGGGCCGTCAAGTCACAGGTCTGCCTGTCGACTTCCAGATGCAGGGCGCTGAGGAGTTCCACTCGTACGACGGCGAGGTGCGCAACCCGATGGGCAACAGGACGTCGACGAAATGGCGCGGGCGATGAGCCAGCTCGCGGAGCAGGACAAGCGGCAGCGCCACGGCTGGGAGGCGAAGGGTCGGCTGATCGCCGCTCAGGCGAACCAGACGATGTGGGATCTTGGCGATTGGCTGAACGAGGCCGAGGAGAAGTGGGGCGAGAAGTACAAGCGCGCTGCCGAGATCACCGGGCTCGCGGTCGGCACGCTGAAGAACGCGGCGTACGTCGCCGGCCGCTTCGAATCGTCACAACGTCGTGACGAACTGAGCGTCGGGCACCACATGCTCGTTGCGGCGATCCCGGCGAACGCCGCGCGCATGTGGCTCGACCTGGCCGTCGAGCACGAGTGGTCGGTGCGCGAGCTCCAGTCCGAGCTGCGCGAGGTGAAGCAGCTGCCACCGGGCCAGCCCGAGGTCGTCGTGACGATCTTCAAGCTGACCGTGCCGACTGAGCACGAGCAGCGCTGGCGCGCCGCTGCCGAGCAGCGCGGCCTCGACGTCGAGGACTGGCTCGTCGCAGTGGCCGATGAGGCCGCGAGCGGATGAACGCAGTGTCGATCACGCCCGAGGTGTTCGCCAAGCTCGTCGGCCGGGACGACTCGCATGGGACGCTGCTGTTCGAGGTGACGCCGGAGTTCATCGACCTCGCTGACGCCGACGTCGGCGAGTGGTCAGATCTCCTGCAGCTCCGCTTCGTCCGTCGTGCTGGTTCGTTCGTTGAGCTCGAGCTCCGGAAGATCGGCTAGAGCCGAAGTACCCAAGCGTGACGCTGCGCCCCTGTCTGACCTGCGGCCGGCCGACGCGCGGCACGCGATGCGCCGAGCACACGGTCGACCGCGGCTACGCGACTGTGCACTGGCAAGTGATCCGCGGCGCACGCCTCGCGCTCGACCGCCTCGCGTGCCAGCTTCGCCACGATGGCTGCACTCGTCGAGCGACGCAGGTTCATCTCGATCCGTCGCTTCGCGGCGATCACTCGCGCGCGTCGCTCGAGCTGACGCTGAGCTGCTGCGCGCACTGTCACGGTGTCGAGGATGGACGGCGCGGGTCGTACGACGAGCTCGCTGAGGGGGGCGTCGAAAAAATCTCTCGGCCGATCGCGTCGCCGAACGACCCGGCCAGGTCGAAATTTCTGCGTACGGGTTTCGGGAGCTGAGCCGTGCCGCGCGGACCGGCGCCGACGCCGCCTGAGAAGCGTATGAGGCGCAACAAGCCGACGTTCGAGCCGATCGAGCTCGATCCTGGCAAGCCGAAGGGTCGCGCGCCGGTTCTCCCTCGCCGGCGCGCGATGTTGCCGGCGACCCGGGCCTGGTACGACACCTGGGCCCGGTCGCCGCAGGCCTCGCAGTTCATGGCGACCGACTGGCAGCGCCTGCACCTGCTCGCGATGCTCGTCGAGGACATCTTCCGGACAGACGACCCGAAGCTGCGTAAGGAGCTCCTCGGCGAGCTGCGTCTCCAGGAGGCGAAGCTCGGCGCGACGCCCGAGGACCGGCTGCGGCTGCGCTGGCGGCTCGGCGAGGCGAAGGGCGAAGAGGAGCGCGGGCAGAAGCAGGCCGCGCGGAAGCAGCCGTCGCGGAAGCGTGGAGATCCGCGACTCGAGCTGATCGAGGGCGGCAAGGCGTGAGGCACAAGCGCTCGTACTCCGTCATGGGCACCCACCCCGGTGACTTCGATCGCGGCGACGGCTACGTGCCCGGTCCGAACGAGCTGCGCGAGCTGATCCGCCATGCGCGCGACGAGCACGCGCGCCGGCACGCGCGAGTGCGCCGCGAAGTGGAAGAGGACGTCATCCGCTACGCGAGGAGGGCCGCGTGAACGAGGCGCGCCTGCTCGTGCCGCCGATGGACGCCGAGCCGTGGCCGACGCTCGGCCCGGAGGTCTGCGACTGGATCGAAGAGCGGCTCGTCCATGGGCCCGGGGACGTACGTGGCCGCCCGGTCACGCTCACCGACGAGGAGCGGCTCTACATCTACCGCGCCTACGAGGTGTTCCCGCGCGGGCACGAGCTCGTAGGCCGCCGGCGGTTCAACCGCTCCGTCTACTCGCGCCGCAAGGGCGCGCGCAAGACAGAGCTCGCGGCGTGGATCGCGATCGCGGAGATGGATCCGGAGGCGCCAGTGCGCTGCGATGGGTTCCGCCGCGAGGGCGGCGTGTGGACGCCCGTCGGCCGGCCGGTGTTCGACCCGTTCGTGCTCATGGTCGCGACGACCGAGGAGCAGTCCGAAGACCTCGCGTACGGAGCGGCGAAGGCGATCCTCGAGAACTGCGATCTCGGCAACCGGTACGTGATCGGCGAGGAGCGGATCCTGCACCGCGACGCGCCGGGTGAGATGAAGGCGGTCGCCTCGGCGCCGTCGGCGCGCGACGGGGCGCGTACCTCGCATCAGCACTTCGATGAGACCCACCTGTTCATCTCGGAGCGGCTCAAGGGCGCGCACGCGACGATGCTCCGCAACGTCGGCAAGCGCATCGACGCCGAGCCGTGGTCGCACGAGACGTCGACGATGTACGCGCCCGGCGAGGAGTCGATCGCCGAGCTCTCGCACCTGTACGCGCTCGAGATCGACGCCGGCCACGTTCTGGACTCTCGGCTGCTCTTCGACCACCGCCAGGCGGCAGAGCGGCACGACCTCGACACCCAGCGCGGCCTGCTCACCGCGATCACCGAGGCATCCGGCGACGCGCTCGCCTGGACGAACGTCGACGCCGTCGCCTCCCAGTACCGCGAGGCGGCCGCGGTCAAGGACGAGGGAGCGAAGAACGAGTTCCGCCGCTACTGGCTCAACCAGCGCCGCTCGCTGCTCCGCCGCGCGTTCCCGCCAGACCTCTGGAGCTCGCGCGCCGACCGCGCGCGCAGCGCCGACGGGACACCGGTCGTGCTCGCGTTCGACGGCGCCTACCGGCGCGACTCGACCGCGCTTGTCGGCTGCACCGTAGAGCCGAAGCCGCACATCTTCGTCGTGCGCGCCTGGGAGCGGCCTCACGGCGACCCGCAGTGGCGAACGCCGAAGCTCGAGGTCGAGGCCGAGGTCGAGCAGGCGATGGAGGACATGGACGTCGTCGAGCTCGCCCCCGACCCGCCCGGCTGGGGCCATGAGATCGAGGAGTGGGAGCAGATGTACGGCGACACGGTCGTCCGCTTCGAGACTAACCAGCCGACGCGCATGGGCCCGGCGTGCGACGAGTTCACGCAGGCGCTCCGCGACGGAGAGTTCACCCACGACGGCGACCAGGCGCTCGCCCGGCACGTATCGCACTGCGTCGCCGCGCGCCGCGGCCGCTGGATCCTCGTCACGAAGGAGCACCCTGAGTCCCCGCTGAAGATCGATCTCGCGGTCGGCGCGATCATCGCTTTCCACCGCGCCCGCTGGCACGTCCGTAACCCGCAGACCGCCGGGTTCTCGTGGAGGGCAGTCTGATGGGCCGGATCCGGCAATTCCTGTCGATGATGTTCAGCCGCGGGCCCGGCTGGGGGTTCTGGCACGTCGGCCGCGGCGTCATCGACTGGCGGCGCGAGGTCGGTGAGCCGCTCGAGTCGTCCGCGGTCGCCGCGCCGATCCTCTGGTTCGCCCGGAACTTCCCGGAGGCGCCGCCGGCGATGTGGCAGCAGCTCGACAACGGCCAGGAGGAGCAGCACTACACGCACCCGATCCTCAGGCTGCTGCAGAAGCCGAACGACTTCTACACCGGCCCGATTCTCTGGATGGCGACGACGACGGACTGGAACGTCAACGGCGACGCGTACTGGATCGTGATCCCGGACCGTGCAGGGACGCCGGCCGAGCTCTGGTGGGTGCCGTCGTGGATGATCCGCCCGTACGGCACCGACACGGCCTACGTCGACCACTACGAGTACACGGTCAACGGCGTCACGCAGCCGCTCGACCCGTCGCAGGTCATTCACTTCCGCTACGGGCTCGACCCGGACAACCCGCGCTGTGGCATGAGCCCGCTGAAGAGCGTGCTGCGCGAGGTGTTTACCGACAACGAGGCCGCGGCATTCACCGCCACGCTGCTGCGCAACATGGGCGTCCCCGGCCTGCTCGTCAGCCCCGACGGCGCGGGCGCGACGATGGACGTCGAGGAGGCCAAGGAGACGAAGGCCGACCTCGAGACGATGTTCTCCGGCGACCGGCGTGGCAAGCCGATCGTGATGACGGGCGCGACGAAGGTCGAGCAGTTCGGCTTCAACCCCGACCAGATGCTCCTCCGCGACCTCCGCCAGGTGCCCGAGGAGCGCATCACCGCCGTGCTCGGCATCCCCGCGATCGTCGCCGGCCTCGGCGCCGGCCTGGCACGATCGACGTTCACGAACATGAGCGAGGCGCGCGAGGCCGCCTATGAGGCCGGGATCATTCCCTGCCAGCGCCTGCTCTCCGAGGACATCCGCTTCCAGCTCCTCTCGCTCTACCCAGGCAACGACGGCGACCCGTTCCAGTGGCGGTTCGGGTTCGACCTGAAGAAAGTGCGCGTCCTCCAGGACGACCTGCTCCGCCAGGCCAACCGGCACTCGCTGCTCTTCCGCAACGGGCTCGAGCTTCGCTCCGAGGCCCGCCGCGAACTCGGCATGGAAGTCGACGATTCGCGCGACCGCGTGTTCCAGCAGCCGCTCAACGCAGCCCTGATCGACGCGGACACCGGCGAGGTCACGGTCCCGGCCGCTCTCAAGACAGGGAATCCGCAGGACGCGCCCGGCGCGCCCGCCGGCGACGGCAGCGACAACGGCCTGACCGACTCCGGCAACGGCCTCTCGTCGCGGCTGGCAGCGGAGATCGCCGACGAGCTCGAGCAGCGCGCCGACCTGAAAGAGCTGACCGCCGGCCTGAGCTAGCCGAACTACCGGGCCGTGGAAGGTTCGCGGTCGTACCCGCACGTCGTCCGCGCTGTGCGCGAGACGCCCTGGGCGATCCTCGAGGAGACGTACTGGACGATCCTCCAGCTCGTCGACGTCCGCGCCGCCGGCGGAAGCCTGGCGCCCGAGGAAATCCAGGCTCGCATCGGCGCCGGGCCCGCGCGACGCGACTACGAGGTCGTTAACGGCAGCGTCGCTCTCATCCCCGTTTACGGCGTCATCACGCCGAAGTCCGACCTGATGACCGAGATGTCCGGCGGCACCTCGGTCGAGCGGATCGCGCAGACGTTCGCGGCGGCGATCGCCGACGAAGGCATCCAGGGAATCGTCTTCGACATCGACTCGCCAGGCGGGTCAACCGACGGGATCCCCGAGCTCGCCGCCCAGATCCGTGCTGCGCGCGGCACGAAGCCGATCCTCGCCCAGGCCAACTACCGGGCGGCGTCCGCCGCCTACTGGATCGGCGCCCAGGCCGACGAGTTCTTCACCGCCCCTTCAGCCGACGTCGGATCGGTCGGCGTGTTCGCCGCCCACAACGACGTCTCGGCCGCACTCGAGAAGGACGGCGTCAACGTGACGCTGATCTCGGCCGGCAAGTACAAGGTCGAGGGGAACCCGTTCGAGCCGCTCTCCGACGAGGCGAAGGCCGCGATCCAGGAGCGCGTCGACGAGATGTACAGCATGTTCGTCACCGACCTCGCGAAGGGACGCGGCGTCGGCGTCGACACGGTCCGCTCGAACTTCGGCCAGGGCCGGATGCTGTCGGCCAAGAAGGCGCTTGACGCTGGAATGGTCGACGGGATCGACACGATCGAGAACACCATCCGTCGTGCAGGTCGCAAGCGGTCGCAGCCTGCCTCGCAGGCCGCCGCAGGCGCGGACACGGATCTCCAGGCGACCACCAGCTCGTTCTCCGACGACCTCGACGCCGCCCATCGGGCCATCGACCAGGTCGTCAGCCGCGGAGAGACGCTTCGCGTACTGACCGCGACCAAGCGCGAGCAGCTCGCGCAGCTCGGCGAACGCCTTACAGCGCTCCTCGCCGACACACCAGCACCGAAGCACGAACCGGCCGCCATATCCATGGAGCTCGAGGCGCAGTTCCTCGACTTCGAGATCGGCCGCCGGCTCGAAACCGCGACCACGTAGGAGGCACCACCGATGGCAAACCTCGAAGCAAACGACATCCAGCACTGGGACCGCGGCCGCGTCGAACGCGAGCTGCGCGAGCGGCGCGACGACGTCGCGGCGATCCGCGAGCGCAACGGCAGCACGCTCGTCGGCCTCACCGGCGACGACGCCGACCGCGTCACCGAGCACATGCAGTCGCTGAACCTGCTCGGCGAGCGGTTCGACGAGCTGCGCGCCCAGGAGCAGGGCGACGAGCAGTTCACCCGGCTCACCTCGTTCCTGAGCGACCCCGACCCCGAGCACGCGCATCCGGGTCATGGTGGCAACGGCGGAGATGGCCGCCAGGCCGCGCAGCAGAGGCCGCGTGACATCGGCGGACTCTTCCTCGAGTCCGAGGCGTTCGCGGCGTACGTCGACCGTGGCGCGAAGGACGTGTCCGCGGCGCTGCCGACCGCGGCGCTCTTCGGTCGTGGCGGCATGGGCATCGGCGAGATCCCCGCGGCCGGCATGAACGCCACGCTGTTCGACTCGACCGGATTCGGCTCCAGGCCGGACTACCGCGACGACCAGCTCGTCCCGGTCCTGTACCAGCCCAACAACATCAGCGACCTCATGCCGCAGGGGTCAACGGACTCCGACTCGATCATCTACCCGGTCGAGACCGTCACCGCCACGGGCGCCGCCGAAGTGGCGGAAGGCAACTCGAAGCCCGAGGCGCAGCTGTCGTTCGCGGACACCACGGAGCCGGTGCAGACGATCGCAGTCCTGCTCCCGGTCACGAACAAGGCGCTCCGCAACCGGCCGTTCCTCCGCGCCTACCTCAACGCCCGCCTGCGGCTGTTCGTCCAGAACCGCGAGGACTCCCAGCTGCTCAACGGCAACGGCACCTCGCCGAACCTGAAGGGGATCCTCAACCGCTCCGGGATCAACACCGCCACCTCGTACTCGATCGGCGGCTCGAACCCCGACCAGGCGCTCATCGACGGCATCTTCAAGGCCTCGATGCGCGTCCGCGACGCGTTCGTCGAGCCCGACGCCGTCGTCGTCAAGCCGTCGACGTGGGAGATCGCCGCGCTCGCGAAGGACTCGCAGCGGAACTACCTGCTCGGCTCCGAGGTCGCAAGCTGGATCAACGGCAGCGTCACCGCCGCCCCGCGCATCTGGGGTCTCCGAGTCGTCCTCAACGCGAACATGCCCGCCCAGTCGTCCAACAACAAGGTCGCGCTCGTCGGGTCGTTCTCTACGTCGGCGATGGTCATCCGCCGCGACCAGCTGAACCTCGCGATCTCGGACTCGCACAGCACGTTCTTCGCGGAGAACAAGCTGATGATCCGGGCCGAGGAGGAGGTCGCTCTGGCGGTCTTCCGGCCGGCCGCGTTCGCAGCCGTCACGTCCGCCGCCTAGGCCGAAGGGAGACAGCAGATGCCATACGCAGGCGGATACCCGGAAGCAGGCGCCGGTCTGAAGTGGGCGCGCGGCCGCTACGACTTCACCGTCGACGCGGGCGCGCAGGGCACGATCGTCATCGGCGCGGAGAAGATCCCGGCCCTGGCGGTCATCCTCGGCGGCCTCGTCGAGGTCGATACCGCAGTCACGTCCGGCGGGTCGGCAACGGTCGCCGTGCAGGTCGAGGCGGCCAACGACATCGTCAACGCCGCCGCGATCTCCGGTGCCCCGTGGTCGACGACCGGCCGCAAGTCGGTGATCCCGGCGTTCACCGGGGCCACCTCCGTCAAAACGACTGTGGCGAGGGACATCAAGATCGTCATCGCGACGGCCGACCTCACGGCCGGCGTCTTCGACGTTCTCCTCGCCTACGTCCTCATGGGCGACTGACCCAGGAAAGGAGCCGGATCCAATGGCGCTCGAGAACTACGAAGTCGTCCAGGAGGACGGCGAGAAGACGCACTACCAGTTCGACGAGTCCGACGACGTCGGCAAGAAGAGCCTCGAGGCTCTTCACGAGGCCGTCAAGAACCCGGCCAGCCCTGTCAAGTCGGTGTCGAAGGGCGACCCGACGCCGATCAACGGCAAGGCCGGCAAGTAGCACCGGCACAGCGCCACGGGCGGTTGCCAAGCCGTCCGTGGCGCTAGCCGAACCACCACGACGAACCCCGCGACCAACAGGAGAAGAGAGCACAAGATGGCCGACAAAGACAACGGCGGGCCGGCAGCCCAGGTCAGCGCAGGGGTGCCGGACATGACGGTCGTCGTCCTCGACGGCGTCTCGCTCACCCGCGAGGGCAAGGAGATCAAGCCTGGCAAGACGTTCGTCTGCCATGGCTCGGAGGCGATGGAGCTCGCCAAGGGCGGCTACGTCGACATCAAGGGAGTCGTGAAGCCGTGAAGAGCGCCCCGTCGCCCACCACGCTCGAGCTCGTCCGTCAGCTCGAGGCCGACAACCCGGCCGCCGCCGACGAGTTCCTCACCGACCTCGCCGACCGCAACACGATCCGGGTCGTGAAGCATTCGGTCGTCCGCCCCGAGAAGTTCGGCCGGTCGATCCTCCGCAAGGTCACTGACGAGGTCGCCGGCGTCCGCGCGCTTGCCCCAGCGGTGCTTCGCCTCGACGAGCTCCGCGCAGCCGCCGGTCTCGCGCCGCGGCACCTCGAGCAGTTCGCCCGCGCGCTCGGCGGCGGCCAACTCGTCGCCGTCGCGTTCAACCTCCGCACCAACGCCGGCATCGACTACGCGGCCGACTCGCTCGGCAAGTCGTCCTCGAGGCCCGCGGTCGCCGAGTACATCGCCGTCACCACCGACTCAG